TTCAAAACTTCGTGCTGAGAGAGATACATATCCTCGCTTTCAACATAATTCTTAACTAGCTTACTCATGTGAAGCCTAATTGCTTCAGTAACGACTTCCTCAGTCACTGCATCGCTTGTTGTTGTTATAACTTTTCGTTTATTTACAAAAACTTTTGCCAAATTTAAAATCCTCCTTTAAATAGTTTAATTTTAGATTGATTGCCGTCGATACATTGCAAGCTGTATCTGAGCGCATCCATCAAGTGATTATTCTTATCCTCTGGTTTATTTAACCAGTTTCCTTCTTTGTCTTGTTGATAACAATAACTGTAAAATTCATCCATGATGTGCGTACAAGATGGATGCACAAAAATAGAGTATCCTTGTAACTTGGATACTCCTGCCATAATACTATCTTTACCTTTGCGACTCTTAATTATCCGTGGTATATCATGTTCTGACCTCAGTTCCTCAATCAATCTGGATTCTGAACAGTCAGCTATGATATGAGAGCGTTGGTAACCTTTATCTTTTATCATTTTCGCAACCTCTCGAGTTATCAAACCGACCTGATAAGCTTCATCGAAGATATATATTTCTTTCTTTTGTTCGTTAATCAAACTCACGCACAAAGCTGTAGGGTCGTGTGTGAAACCAAAGTCAAGGCCAATTGCTAACTGATATGCTTCATCCTTCAACAGTTCGTCTTTATCAAAGTTCTTGATCTGGACATTCTCGTATATCAATCCTTCAGCAACGCCCCACTCACCATCGCACACGATACGAGCACGCCTTGGATTTGTTTTATACAAGTCCTCATATCGTTGTATATCGACTTTGTCTAACCACTCGTTACATCGAAAGGTAGTCGTAAGTGCTAACGTATCCGCTCTTTGTGTTTTTTCATCGAAGAATACACGTTTCAACCAGTGCCTTTCATTCCACGGGTTAAATGTTACGGTTATCTGTTTAAAGAAGTCTGGAGCGTCTAACGTTCCACGAATAGACTCAACAACCGTACTGAACTTTTCTTCACTCTCTATTTGGTATGCTTCCTCAAACCAGGCAAAACAAAGAATACCTACATCAACTGTAATTGACGTTATTTTTAATTCGTCGTCTAACCCTCTAAATAGTACCTTTTGTCCTGTTGCTTTAACGGTTATTTCTGGTAAAGACTCATTGAATTTGAATAAATGAGCAACATTCAATTTGTTAGCTGCCCATTTAAAGTCCGTATACGTTGATTGCTTATTTGTATTAGAATATCGTCTGACTACTAACAGATTAGACCACGGATATCTTAAGATACGGACGATAAAGTTTAATGCTGTTGTTTTTGATTTTTTAGAACCACGCGAACCTTTTACGACTCTATAAAAGTTTTTAGATTTCCAAAAAGCGCCGTAGCCTTTCCCAACAACGTTAGGTAGGTCAATCTTCGATGCTATCTTCATTCATAAACACCACGCTTCCTTGAACATCTATTTCTTTACGGTCAAGGTATGCACCACTTACTTTTAAGATATGGTCTATTGAACGCTGTCTATCTTCAATGTTTGGCGTGTATTCCCCAGATACGACTTCTTCTATTTCTTCTCCGTTAGATTTCATTACTTTTCTTGAATATCTCTTCTGCGGTTCCCCACGGGCTATACTTGCAGAGATTGCTAAAGCTTCAGCAATACTCATTGAACGCTCATTAAATAGTTCTTCCGTACGTTTCTTGATGTATTCAGAAATTTCAACATTTTTCAATAGTCTTTGTCCTATGCTATATGAAGTTTTTTCAGAATAACCCGCCTTAATCGCTGACTGAGTTGCGTTTTTACTGATGATGTACTCATCAGCGAAGTGCTTTTGTCTTTCGTTCATTTTCCATCACCTCTTTTCTTCTTCTCTTTTTCTAAACAATAAAAAAGACGCCTTTAATTAGACGTCTTAGTATGAGCGCTAGGCTCTTAGTGTGTGTATCAATAGGCCGTAGTAGTAAGCCTTGTATTTATATGGTTTCTCCTTTACGGATAATACTACATGAGGAGTCGAACCTCAACAACCATTACTAGAGTCATTTAACTAGGTTTTAGGTCGCTAGTTATGCGCCTTTACCCGACCTTATCAAACAACCCTTGAACATAACGTTGCCCTACCAGCGGTGTAGTACGTTGTATATACATTGTGTGTCATAAACTAGTAGTAGTGTTAAAACGGTATTAACGGCGCCCCTCCTACTAACTAGCATATTACACTCTCGCCTCTAACCCGTTTAAGTTGGCGGTAGTTAACTAAACGCGTTAACTTTTGCTTTTTGTGTTCCGTGTGCCCTTTCCGGATAGGGAACCCACGACCAGGAAATATGTATCAAATTCAATAAAACCCTCCCGTGATAGGCGACGAGAGGGAAAAAGAATGTTAGGAGTTCCAACCATGAATAACAGTTCGTTGGAATTTTCGCCATTTAATTGGCTATCACTCGTGCCGGGATTGAACCGACGTTTCGCGCTGAAATACATAACAGTAGAAGATACAAACTTTTAAAGGAGCTGACATTATGATACAGGTTTTATAAATGAGCGCGCGTGTTACGTTACACTACCGAGCGTAAAAACGGGGCGTCAGGTTTCCCCGCCTTAGAAAAAGAGTGTAAAAAGAAATAGCTTTCCGCTAAACTTTCACAATACCAATATATCGTAAAAGATAGTGGAAAACTACATCATTTTTTCTAAAGTTTAAAGCGTATTCGCTAGCCCTAGTTTATTAGCAAAAATCTCTAAAGTTTTATACCTGATATTGTACGCTTGACTTGTTGACCAACCCACGCGTTTCGCCACGTCTTCCCACGTTTCGATTCCGCCGTTTTTGAAATACTTTTCAACGATTAGCGTTTTAAAATGCGGGTTTATCATTTCGATCACGTCCAACGTATACTCGATAGCGTCTTTCGCGTTTTCTAAGAATACGAGGCGCTCGTCTGATAATTGCTTGATTACCATGTTTTCGACTGTTTTCGCTCGTATATTGCTCTTACCGCCTCCGACGTTCTCGTCAATCTCTCGTACTGCAAGTTCCGCTTTCCTTAGTAGTATTTTCTTGTCGTATGAATAATAATCTTTAAATAGTTTCTCAAAATATGCTAGTTCTGACTTATCCATGTATTCCCCTTTGCATTTCCTTTAGTGCCTTTGATAATCGTTCTAACCCTTTGCTGCTTGGCTCTTTATTAAATCCTTTTTCAAGCTCTTTATTTAGTATTAGTCCCGCTTGTAACCATTTGTCAGACGGCGATTTTATTCTAAATAGTTTTCTTAAAAATTTATGTGAACGAGTGTGTTTAATACATTTGTGCATAACTACCTCACAACATTTTTTAAAATCTGTTCTATCGTTTGTTGTCGTTCTAGCGCGTTTAAAATTTGGTCTCCCGTTTCTTTAACATATAATTGTCCGTCTTCAATTCCGTGCCCATGTATCCATGTAAACAACTTTCCGTCGTCGTTTACATACGTTTCAATACAAGCGATATTATTAATGTTCATCGCGTATTTTCTTGTTTCTTGGTTTGAGTCTGTTAGTGTAATAAATTTCATTGTTCTTTACTCCTTTTTCCGTTCTCTCCTTGACTTCCTTAAAGACTTCTTCCATGTTTTGGTCGGGTATAATGTCCAGTATCTTTAAATGGCCGTATCCGTAACTATCCATATCTCTTACCGTAAGTGTCTCGTTTATCTGTATCTCGTTTCCCTTACGTACTGGCTTTCTGTATATCTGATACACTTTGTTGCGGTTGTCTTCGTCCGCTCTAGCGTATTCCAGTAACTTCTTAACGGCTTTAGCGCTAGCCAGTACACTTACTGTATCGTACCGGCTTGTAATTATCTGCGCTAGTTCTACCCCGTTTTCTACTCTTACCGCTACGTCTTGGATTAGTGAAAGGTCGTATATTTCTAGTGTACTAATGTTATTATCTAGCGTTAACTTAATCATTCCCAGTAACTCCTCACTCTAAATTTGTCTCTATTAGTAACCCCTGTTTATATATCTCTCTATGTCTTTATCGTTCGTGTAACATTGAAAACTTTTCATTTTTTGCCCACTTTTCTCAAACTTTTTAACAACGTCTTCCACGGGTTCGAATACTGTTATACTTGTTTCAACGAATTTTGGTTTGCCCTCTTTATTCCAAGTTAGCCCTCTATAACAAACGATTGTTTTCCGTCCGCCCGTTTCTCCTTGTATGCGGTCAATATTGGTCGCGTCTATCTTTGCGTATCGTGTGCCCGCGCTGTCCACTTTTAATGTTAAAGTGCCGTCTTTTGTCATACGTTATCACTCCTCTTACACCTCGAAATCAACATAAGGATTAATGCATTCATCAATGTCATAGACTTTCGCACTTGGAAAATTAGAAATTTCATCAAGTAACCCTTGCACTCGTTGTTTAAATTCTTCAGACGTGTCGCCCTGTAAATAATCAAACATATCTTCATACCCGTCTTGTTCCATATATTCATATATCCAATCTAATACAGATTCAGCAGATAATTTGATTGTTCTTTCTTTTAGCGTTCGCCAATCACTTCTTTCATCTTCATTTAACGAATTCCATTCATTTTTTAATTCAGATACGTATATTTGAGAATGGGTTTGTTCGTTAAGAACTAAATCATCATCTTTTATTTCGTTAATTGTTTTCATTTAACCGTCGCCCTCCTAGTCAATGTATAGCTTTCTAATTCTGTCGCCGAATTTCTCTATAGCGTCCATGCAGTCCGTAACCTTACGAAAATAACCGAACTGTACAAAACTATCTGTACCGTACATAGACACACTTTTTAAATATCCATCACTATCAGCCGCCACAAAATATTTAGACATGTTAAAATCTTTCCAATCTGGTTTCCAATCGCCATTACACTCGTCTCGAAATTGGTTAAACTCATATAATAGCGTTCGTCTGTCGCTTTCTTTTTCCGCGTCTTCCACTGTTTTAAATGTATTGCCTTGTCTAATTACTTTTTCCCACGCTAAAATGTTGACGGGTGGTATTAGTTCGCGAACACCCCCACCCTCGTCTAAAAAATAACGGCCGTTTGTATTAATACGGTATAATCGTTCTAGTTGTTCTTTCTTGTATGCTAGTTCGTCTTCTAGTTCCATAATTTCAAGCTCTAGTTCTTTTTGTGTTGGTTTGTTATTCATTTCTTTTCATTCTCCTTTTGTAGCTTGTATAGCTTTTCTAGTACCTTTTTGCAATACTCATTAGTTCGTGCGTTTTTTAAAAGCGGGTGCCTTGCGTCCATTTTTCTAAATAGCTCTATCGAGCGTGTAAGGTCTTCTATTTTCGTTT